AGGACCGCCAGCACCGCGAACGGGGCATCCGTGGCAAGCGGCCCGGCATGGGCGACCCAGCTTCCCACGGCGACCGGCTGGCCGGCGCGCCATTCGGCAAACAGCGCCAGATGCGACATCGTCTGACCGCGCAGCGCCTCGGCCTCCATCAGGTCATGGTGGTCGAGGCGCGACAGCACGATCATCGCCGCCTGGTCGCTGTAGGGGCGCAACTCGATCACTCGTCCTCCTCGCAGTCGATCGCCTCGGCGCTCAGGACATCGGTCCAGCCCTCGACGATCTCGCAGGCCTTCTCTTCGGCCTCCTGGTCATCCTTGGCCCGGACAGTGATGATCTTTTCCTGCTCGTAGCGGACGGTGACACTGTAGCGCGGCATCGCTCATTCCCCCCCGGCAGCGCGCAGGACGGCGCGGCGGGCGGCATTGGCCCAGTTGACCAGCGCCATGCGCTCGCCTTCGGTGCAGGTGGCAGTGACGCCGGCCATGGTCGCGCGGTAGGTGCCGGAGCCAAAGACGATCTTCAGCCCCTCTTCGGTTTCCAGCCGGTGGCGCAGGTCGAGATGGCGACCATCGGCAAAGACGCGCACCTCTTCGGCCAGCGCCGCCAGCCTCTGCGGATCGGTCTTCACCGCCGGCTTCGCGCGCGGCGTCTTCGCGGTGGTTTTCGCGGTCATCGTGTTGCTCCCTTGTAGGGG